CTGATGTTGAGGACATTGATGAAATGTTGGATATGGTAACTGCTAACAGAACTGATGGTATTGAGATTACCCACGGTAGGATGGGGCAGATGCTGACTCAGGGTATGATTAAACGTATTGGCAAAGATACATATAGGGTTAATAAAACCTTTGAACAAGTAATCTTGACAGATGGTGGACATAATGAAGTTATCTTTCATAGTGGAACAGTCTTTAAGGTTATTAAGAGGGATGATTTTAATAATGTTAATTATGTAATTAAAATAGGATCTGCATATGCAGAGGGCGAAGGTGTACCGGGAGTGAATCCTTATGAGTAGCCAAGAAAAGATTGAACATTTAGAAAAAACAGTTGAAAGGTATCGGGCAGATTCACAAGAAATGGCTCCATATAAACCAATAATTGATTATCTGAGAGATACTCCAGAGTTGATAAGCGTGATAAGGAACTTCATTCAGGGTAGAGATGCAGATCCACCTAAAATGACTCACAACATTCATAGTGGTATTCATGTTGATATGGATAAAATAAAATATGTTAGAATGGAATCGTTAGTTGGCAAGACGGGGAATCCTTATGCCTGAAGATAGGGTATTGTCAATGGATGAACATCTTAAGATGCTGACGGCAAGGAATAATGAGCCTTGCCCCCGATTGACGTTGATGGTACAATCTATATGATTCCAAGGGTTGTCAATGAATTGATTTTTAGTTATATGCGTAGAGTTGGGGATTATGATGGATTAGCCTCTCCTATGTATAAATCATTTTTTAAATTTGTTACAGTAGGGGAGATGCGCGAATGAAGAGTCAAACGATAAGAGGTAGAAAGCACTATGTATATGAGGCCGCTGGAGAGTTCAACCAAGCTAATCCAGATACTAATATAATCACAAATTGGCGCGAGGGTGCTGAGGGAGATTGGGTAGTAACTGATGATAATGCAATAGTGCAATTACTCAAAGTCTCTAGACATATGCCTCATAAAAGGGATACAAAGAATTAAATAAACCGAAGACAACTAAAGACCGTGATTATAATACTGCAAGAGATAGAATGTTTATTACTAAGGTTATTCAAGGTGGAGATCCTGAAGCGGTTGTCAAAGAAGTATTTAGATCATTAAGTGATAAAAGGGCAAAAAATAAAGCAGCACTACTGCTGAAACAGGAGAGAGTTATGACAGAGATAAGGAAGGGAGTATTGGAGCTTGCTGATGAATCAGGTATGACCGATCAGTTTATAATTGAACGGCTCATGGCTATTGAGTCACAGGCTAGTGATGCTCCAGAAACTTTAAATGTTGCCCTTGGTGCTATTAAAGAAATGATGAAGATTAAGCAAATAGGTACAACAGTTAAGGAAACTAAACAGGTTGGAATAATCGCCAATATTGATAGAACATTATTGGAATCATTAGAACGTCCAATATTAAAGGAGGTTCCAGTTGAAAGAAAAGAAGAATAGTACTATTAGATTTAATTTAAGCGATCAGAAAATTAAAGAGGTCGTGGGTTATTATGCCCTAGTAGATTCTAGGAAAGAAACTTGTAAGGCCTTTCAGCTCACTGATGAAACACTAGGTAGGTATTTAAGAGAAGCAAAGGCTCGGGGATTCTATACGGTACGAGGAAAAGCATTACAGGAGATATCTAAGAAGTTTTCAGATCAGGAACTATATGCCATATCCAAGGGCGGAAGACTGATGCCAGGGAAATATGAAGTACCAATAATAGACTTTAATGGGATATATGCGAAGTGGGGAGCTATAACAGATACTCATTTTGGATCCATATATTTCAACTCTAAACTGCTTTATAAAGCCTATGAAGAAATGGAGAAACAGAAAGTAGACTTCATTACACATTCTGGTGATGTAACAGAGGGTATGAGCAATAGGCCCGGGCAGATTTATGAATTGAATAAATTAGGATATGATGAACAAAGACAATATGCAGTAAAACTATTAGACCGTAGACCTGTTGAGAAGTTATATATGATTGACGGCAATCATGATCGTTGGTTCCAGATGTCTAATGGTGCATTAATAGTTCCTGATATTGCAAAAGAAACAGGTGCAATATTTTTAGGACACGATGAGGGAGATCTATCAATCGGTGGAGCTACAATTAAATTGTGGCATGGATTAGATGGTAATAGTTATGCACATTCTTACAGATTACAAAAACTTGTTGAATCATTTACCGGAGGGGAGAAGCCAAATATACTTCTTGCTGGTCATGTTCATAAGTCTATCTATATAATGGATCGTCATGTCCATTGTTATAGTGTAGGAGCAATTCAGAAGCAAACAAAGTGGATGAGAGGGAAGAAGATTCCTTCACATACAGGATTTTGGATAATTGAAGCATGGTTTAATGATAGGGGAGTGGCTACCACAAGAGGTCAATGGTATCCGTTCTACCAGTAAAGGAGATTAAAATGGAATTACAATCATTATCACCGTTGTTTGACATGGTATTAGTTAAACAAATGGGATTAGTAGGAGTCAATCAAGCTGCTGGAATTTTGATTGAAGGAACAGATAATACCGTTTTTCAAATTGTAGCTCAGGTAGTGGCCGTTGGGCCGGGATCAATAAGCGGTGGACGAATTATCCAATGTCAGATCGTACCCGGACAGCAAGTATTATGTCCGCCACAATCTGGATTAGAAGTAGTCCTTAATGGCGAAAAGCATATTTTAATTAAAGAGATTTATCTCTTGGGTGGATGCGTAGCTACTTTATCAAAGGCAGAGCAACTAGCTGAAGAGCTATTGTCTCATCCTGAATTAGCTAAAGAGCAAAAGGAAGATATAGAGAGGGTACAGACAGAGCAGATCGAAGAGACAACTACTGCTCCCGAAGTTGAAGAGAAGCCAGTTATATCTGATGCTGAAAAAGCAATAATAGAAAATGTTGCAGCTCAAGAGGGGCCAACAGTAGCGAGATCCGCAGATGGTGAACGTAAATTTACAATGCCTCTTTTATCCGGGAGTAAGTTACCCCATGGAGAAGATAAACCATTAGGTCAAGAGAATGAAAACAAACCAATAGAAGTTGATAAAGAACTTGCGAACAGTCAAGGTCAGACAGCAACTCCTATTCTTAAAGCCGACTCACTCAAGGTGGCGGTTAAAAAAAACGTAACTGAAAGGAAAACAGGCCAGTCTGCACAAAAGGATAAGGTCAGAATAAATACGAATAAGAAGAAAAAATAATGAACGAATTTAATATTAACAGTCGTGATGTTAGTCAGGCGGAGGAACTTCTCCGCTTGGCTAAGAACGACCTAATAGCATTTGGTAAGATCTTTCTACCTGATGATTTTATGCGGTCTGAAACTCCGCCATTTCATTATGAGGTAGCAGATTGTATCGATGATAAGTCTATTAAACAAGTAGCTATTATTTTGCCAAGAGGTCACGGTAAAACTGTTCTTACCAAGGCTTCTATTATAAAAGATTTTGCATTTGCCCAACCTGATGATTTTCATTTTTATGCTTGGGTGTCCGCGACACATAGATTGTCCGTTGGCAATATGGACTATATCAAATATCACTTCGAATACAATGATCTGATTAAGTATTACTTCGGATCTATGAAAGGTAGGAAGTGGACTGAAGAAGATATAGAACTAACCAATGGATGTAAACTTATTTCAAAGTCTAATGTTTCAGGGATCCGTGGAGGAGCTAAAAGACATAGACGATATGATTTGATTATACTTGATGATTTTGAACATGAAGCCAATACCATAACTCCTGATGCTAGGGCAAAGAATAATAACTTGGTAACGGCAGTTGTGTACCCAGCTCTTGAGCCTCATACTGGAAGACTCCGTGTAAACGGTACTCCGGTTCATTATGATAGCTTCATTAATAATTTGCTTATAGATAATGAAAAGTCTATCAAGCTTAAGACTGAGTTCGCTTGGACAGTTAAGACTTGGACAGCTATACAGGAAGATGGTACAGCATTATGGAGTTCATTCTTTCCATTGAGCAAACTGGAAGAGAAGAAAGTTTTTTA